CTCTAGTTGGAACGGACGACCATCCGGCAGATGTGTAGGGAAGCCCTGCAATTGGCTAAGTTCGTAAGTTGTAAGTGGTCTGTGCCATGTACCATCTTCCGCAATTATGATCATTACACATCGTTCGTTTTCACCTGGGATACGCGGATCGGCAACAGCCGCCTCGCCAGCGTGAATGTCCATACTGCCTGTAACCGTTACAGAAGGTTCATTCCAGTCCTGAACACCCATTGTGCCGCTTCTCGGCGAGCAGTTCATGCGTGGGTCCGCTATGAGCGCAGCGCCTGCTTGTATGTCCGTTACTCCGGTTACAGTGGCAGCAGCTTCGTCAAATGACTGCATTCGATATTGATCGGTATAACGTCCTGGACGATCATTTACTCGGGGATCGCTGATCGACGATGCAGAGTTCATGATTCTCGACGCTCCACGAACCGTTTTCGCCGTATCATCCCAATCCTGCACACCATAACTATCTGGCATGAGGTCTGTTTTTACTCTCGGGTCAGCGATTACATGTGCTCCGCTGCTTGGACTACCGCCTGTCGTTACGGTTCCGCCAACCTCATCCCACTCAGTCACCTTATACCCGCCATTGTACATAGAGCTATTTTTTTCAAACCTTGGATCAGCTATGACGTGCGCTCCGCTCGACGGTCCTGTTCCGCCTGCCACTGTTCCGCTTGTTTCGTGCCAATCGCTGACCTTAAAGGCGTGGTTGAACTTTGTCTCGATGCTTGGGTCAGCAATAGCAATCGCTCCACTTCCAAATCTAGTTCCGGTTACACATGGAGCAGGCTCGTCTACTCTGACGACGCGATAAACAGCCGGGTGCTTACCTTCTTGTTTATTCAATCGAGGATCAGATACACAAGGAGCACCGTTACTCGGGCCAACAGCGCCTGTCACACATCCGGCGGTTTCATCGAACCGTTGCATGCGATAAATGTTTGCCTTTCCATTTCCGTCAAGTCCAAGTCTTGGATCAGCAACAGCAGCTCCTCCGCTACTTCCACCGATTCTTGCATTCCCAATAACTGTGTGGCTTGGTTCATCCCATTCTTGCACTCCGTAAGATCCACCACCGCGTGGTTCATGCATGAGGCGAAGATTCTGCCAATCTGCCTTGTTTAAATCTCGCCAATCGCCACCAGCGGGGATGACAGCCAGTCTCTCCCATGACTTTCTTGTGAGCATTGGCAACCTATTCATTTTCCCGCCGCTCACAGTATCACCCGGCATCGGAAGGGGGCCAATTACTTCTCCTATGGTTCGAAGCCGTTTCTTTGGAGGGAGATAGGTGAAATTCGGAATTCTGTTCTTGTTACGAGACAGTATCAAGAATCGCGGGCGACTCTGAGCAAGTCCGCCGATTACGCCCAGGTTGTGATCCGCTCGCATGTTTGTTTCGAATCCGAATCTCTTAAGTAGCCTGAGAATTCTTGATAGAAGATCCTTTCCTCTCGTTTGGATCCTTGGTACATTTTCAAAGTGTATAAATGCCGGTAGGCCGCCGCCATATCGAATGCATGCTTTCAATACCAACTCAAGGCCGCGCAGAGTAAGTCTGTTCAACGCTTGATATTTCCTAGATTCCGCTGATTTCTTGGGTAGCAGCCCACTGAAACCCTTACACGGAGGACTGAGGAAAATAAGATCTGGAATCACACAGCCGAACGCTTGCCAAATATCCCAGCCGGTTGTTTCTTTCCATTCTGGCGGCGGCTCGTGACCATGAAAGTCTATGTACTGCTCCCTATCAAACAAGTCCATGGTTACTGATAATTTATCGCCAAGCAAAAGGTCGTGATTATGGTTAGCCACCGGATCGTAATCGATGCTGCAAAGCACTCTGAAGTTGTAAACCATGCCATAAGCTTCGGACTTTGATTTAACGATGCCTTTGCTATACCCTCCAGCTCCCCCGAATAATATGGCGACCGTTTTTTCGGGTTTGATATCCGCAACCGCGCTCATCGGTCATCCCTCCGTTTCTGTAGCCGGAAGTATAAGTGCATCATTTTGAATAATCGCAGTTACTTGGTTTGGATCTTCCTCAATTGGGTGTTCGTTGTTTTGGTTGACGTCCATGTTTAACCCTCTCCTGTTCTGCAATTCGCTTTAGAAGTTTCACTTCTGCCTTTTTATTTTCTGATTTGGCTTTTCTTACTTCTTTTGTAGTCATCCATTGACCGCAAAATTTTGTGATGACTCGAAGTTCGAGGTCAGGGTACAAGGATCGAAACATCTTAGCTTTCATTCGAAACGCCGGTGTCTCAACACCCTTAACATCAATGACAGCAAACGTTCCATCGGTATATGTGACAGCAAAGTCCGCAATATAGACGATACCGTCATGGAGTTTGTAAGAAGGATGGCATTCTATTTCCGTCACCAAACCCTCTTTTTTGCTTCTGAGTAAGTGTTGTAGGTATTCTCCCTCCATCATGCTGTCGCATTGGATTCCCCGGATATCAAGATTGAACTGCTTTACAGTAAGTGAATCGAAAATGGTTCCATCTTCTGTTACAATGACCTTTTTTGCGTTGTACTTAGTCATCCGAGCTATTCTCCTGTTCTATCTCATCAGATATGGTAGAACTAACTGGATGTCGTCTTTTTTTTCACTTCCTGTCAGCACAATGGGTGACTGCTTTTCGGAGAAATGAATGAAGACATTTTCCGTATCTATAGCTTTCAGAGCTTCCATGACATATTTAGCATTTACGGCTACCTTCATACCATTACCTTGTTTTTCGATGATTTCTAATGATTCGACAGCATTGCTACCTCCTTCTTTGTACTCGATCTCCATTTCATCGCTTATAGTAACTACGATCTGGTTAGTCTTTTCCTCTTTTGCGAAGATGTACACCCTATCTATAGCAGCTAGTAACTTCGACTTTGAAACTGTAATTGCATTGCTATATTCTTTTGGAATAAGGCGCTCAACATCAGGATAAGTTCCTTCCAAAACCCGAGAAGTGAAAATAAACTCTTTCGTTTTTACAGTAAACTTGTCTGGTGAGAGGGACAATTCAATTTCACTTTTGTCATCTACAATCTTGAGAAGTTCGCTTAAACATAAGTTACTAACAATGACCGACAATTCTTTTTCATTTTCGATCTTGGAGTTTGCCATTGCTAAACGGTGACGATCACAACCTATTAGCCTGACGCTGTTTTCTAGAAATTTGAAGTACACACCGGTTAGAATTGGGGTGCTCTCTTTTTCCGAAGTAGCATAAATTGTTCTATTGATTAGAGATCGAAGTAGATCACCCGGTAAAGTAACACTCCTACCTATGATTTCCGGAAATACCGGATACTCGTCTGCATCTAAACCGGACAATTCAAACTTTGATTTTCCACTTTTAATTTTTACTTGCTGTCCATTTACTTCAAAGCTGATCTCATCCGAAGCTTTTTTTACAATTTCAATGATCTTTTTACCAGGAAGAACAATTGCACCTTGTCGAACCATTTCAAAATCATCCAGACCGATGTGGGCTTTTATCGATATTGAGGTATTATCCGCTGTTAGTGTAAGTCCTTGATCATCTGCCCGAAACAGGATGCCGTTTAAAATCTCAATTGCAGTTTTGCTTGGTAGTGCCTTAGAAACTTGATCGAGTGGCTTGAGCAATACGTGTTTGTCGATGTGAAACTCCACGAAAAACCCTCCCTTTATCGTACATATGTTCGATTTATTGAATAAGAAAATCCACGAACTTGCGTTTTCTAAAGCTTTTAACTCTTCAGATTTTCAAGTTCTTCAAGAACGATTTTAATTAATTCAGACCGATAACCTCTTGCTATGTGATACTTCTTGATAAACCTAATTACAAACTGATCAACATTCTCGGGTTTAGGTTTATAGATCCTCGTTAAATCTTGAATGCTCTTTTTTATTTCCCCGAATTCATAAGTTGTCACCGCCATCAGAATCACCTCGCTCTCTGCTTCTTTTTTGGTTTATCCATACCGAGAATTCCACGTATTTTTTTAATTTCAGTTTTGACTGGATCGGTATGCTGCGTTCTGGATACCTCATCACTATTGTTTAAAGCTTTCAGTGCGGATTCCAACTCGTCATATCTAGATTGATACTTCACGCGGAGTTCGGGAGTAAGGTTGTCTTGCTCAAGCAATTCCGCTCCTTTTGCCATACGTTTTAGTATTTCTTCTCGAGTCAAGATCACCACCCCTTATCCACCCAATCGCTGAAGTGCATCCTCTTGACGCTTCGATGTCGCTTTATTCTCGTAAATGTCGCAGGATCCGATAATTCGATCTAGCAGACGACCATCAGCATCTAGCGGGTTCCCGTACTTGTCGACAGCGAACCATTGTTTGAGCCGATTTAGATCAAGATTTGTCGTGTAATTTGTCTTCTTGCCTTGCCGTCCGTTGATTATCGGAAATAGGATGTCGCTAAATTCGTACTCTGTCAGGTATCCAGCGCCCAACTCATCCAGCGTCAGTAAATCGCATTCGATCGCCGCGTTGATGATATCTGTCAGCGTGACTTTGCTGTTTTTGTTCATCGTGTCTTTTGCATGGTTGAATAACTGCGAACAGTCGAGAAAGAGGCAGACATAATCTTGTCGGTCTAGCACATGGTGGATGGACGCCGCCAGATGGCTTTTGCCGTTGCCTGGTACTCCGTAGAATATTAGTCCAGCTTCTACTGTTTCGAACGTTTCTGTGAAGTTTCTTGCCGCCTTAAACGTGCTTTCCGATCCTTGCCTTGGGATGAAGTTGTCAAAGGATGCTGTTTTCAAGCGCTCATTCATCATGTTTCTGGCGTAAGCTCGTTCCATCCGCGCACGCCGCTTCTTCCGCTCCTGATCTGCTTCTTCCGCCTCCATTCGCGCTACATCGCAAAGACAGGCTGCTGCCATGACATATTTTTTAATCAGCGGGACATGTGTCCGTTTCATTTCTTTCCGGCACGCCATGCAGCAGTATGTTCCTTCATGCGGGTTATCTGCGTACAAACTGGTCGAGGTCTGATTCGGTATCGATAGCAGCGCCTCTGCTATCGGCGAACGCGTTATTCGCACCTGCGGAGCCTTTGGCATTTGACGCATTGTATTGTGAAGAGTAATGGCCTCTTGGCGAGTCAGCATGATCGCTTCCCCCTCTTGGTACGTAGTCTTCGAAGTCCTTATATCGATCTTCGTTCAGAAAGGTCTTCGGGTGCTTGATAAACCGTTCTTCCGTTTGATGCTCGATACACTGTTTCGAATAATTTTCAGCGCATTTGATGATCAGTTCTGGAGAGACGCCGTCCTTCACGACTCGCTGCCATTTTTTAAAGCACTCAGTTTTTCCGATCTTTCTCGGATACTTGGACCAGAAGTCTTCAAATTCAGACGAATATGTTTCTTTATTTTCACTTTTATTTACTTTCTTTTTATTTACTTTACTTTGTGTACTTTCTGCCGACATTTTGCTGTCATTAACAGCGTTTATGTCTACAGAAACATCGTTTTTGTCGTCAGAAACGTCTATCTGTACAAGTGCGTATTCGGGGATCAGTTCTCTATAAACTCGCCGAACTGTTGCAATGAGATATCGTTTCTGGATGCCGTGCGACGTCAGGATCGAATGCTCTTCTAGCAATTTACGGTCGAAGAAACCCCATTTTATGCATTCATTAATGACATTTGAAACCGTGTTTATGTCTACAGAAACTCGGTTACTGAATGCATATTGTTCTCTCTCAGTCCAAGGGTAGAAGTATCCGTTCTTGTAAATCTCCATTAGCAGACGGATCACAATACCAAATCCGAGTGTGCCGAATTTTCCAATTACTACTACCAGCTTGTCGTCCTCATGGATGTCTACGTCGAGCGGAAAATACTCAAGTCCTTCTTTTGCTGGTCTCGCCATGCCGCCTCACCTCATTGGAACATATACATATCGTCTGCCCTGCCAATGTATAGCGACAGGAACATCATTAAGCCATTCAGCGACAAACACATCATTGGTCAGAACTCGATCCGAGATAATTTCGATAGATCGAGGAGATAACGGTAGGCGTTGTAGAAGCCCTTTCTTCTCAAGTCGATCGATATATCCTTTGACCGACGAAGTAGATTTCAAATTGACTGCTTTGCCAATCTCACGCAATGTAGGAGGATAGCCTTTTTGCTCTTTGTGCTGCTTTATGAACTGAAGAATTGCATTCTGCTTGCTCATATAGCCGCCACCATGTAATAGGCTTCTTTTACCTCAAATGTGTGCTTGTGAATGCATACAAGCCGATCAGACAGCACTTTACTAACAAGCCACATCGAAGAGTCCATTTTATTTTTTGCCAAAATTCCAGTTTGTTTCAGCGTTGGTTTCTTTCCATTCTTCAAAATGTTCCCTCCTCGAAGTTATTTAGGATCCAAACTTTGCGCTTCTCTCTGCCGAACTTAAGAGCGTCTGATACCTTGTCCATAAAGACGTCAACATGATATCCCTTGACCTTGCCGCCAGTATCTTCAGCTCGGCAGTAGCCATATCCCTCAACAAATAGAGAAGTGCCTAGCGGGATGTAATTTGGATCGACAGCACAAACGCCAAATTTCGCTTGTGTGCCTGTCCTTGTGATTCCGTAACCTTTATCACCCGGACGTTTTCCTGTTGATTCTGGCCCGGCTGTGTAGGCTGTGGCTGTAACTGTTATTGGTTCCGTCTGATTGACTTTGATGTAAAGAGGTTCATAGATGTATTTTGTCTCGACAACTGTTTGTACTTCGATTTTGGGTTCGGCAGTAAATTGGTCAAATACATATACCGTACCGAAAAATATCGCAACTCCAAGGAAGAATCCAAGGATATATTCAGTTAGTCGCTTCAGTTCTTTCACTCAACTCACTCCTAGTCATTTCATCAAAATCAAACAATGTCGGCATGTCGATCTTGGCGGCTGCAGCCTTGAGGTACCCGACTCCGTCTCGGAAATAGTCTGTGTTAAGCTCGATTCCATATCCTTTGCGGCCCATCTTAACCGCTTGCATAGGCACTGTCATCAGGCCACCAAATGGATCTAGAACGACGTCGCCGGAATTGGAGTACCGGTTGATGATCCGCTCAACGATATCAAGCTGCAACGGGCAAACGTGCATCTGTTGGCGACGCTGGCTTTGAGTTGTGTTCAGCGTCCGCATGCGGTTGATGTCGTCCCAGACTTCATCAGTCCAAGATCCGGGAGCAACGACCATGAACGTCGCCAGCAGCTTGCCGTTGATATCCAGCTTTTTCGCGAGCTCGACATGTTCGTGATAGTCGTATATCGTTTCGCGAGAAAACTTCCGATATACCGCCTGCAGCTCGTTAACCGGATACGCTGCCAGTTCGTCCTTCGTTAGTAGACGGTTGCCAGAGCTCCGCCAGAATGCGTGTGCATCGATCTGCCATTGTGCTCGGGTGTATTCTTCTTTGGTCTTTACAACTGGCTCGTCGGCATATGCTCGGCTGGTATCGGTCGGAAGTTTTCGGAAGAGTAGTACCCACTCCGGGCAACCTACACCCATCTTGCTACCATCTTTACACTGCTCGCCCCAGCCGAGCCGGTATGTCTGGTTGTTTTCGCGTACGACATCCGTAAGCACCGGGATCATACCCATATATCTAAATCCGTGCTTACGATAATGGTAAATACAATCCGCATGGAATGGTTCCGTTGTCGACATGCCATCACCTGTCGCATTACCAAACAATATCCGGTCCTTCACGTGAATTGCAGCGACTCGACCTGGTTTTAAGATCCGGAAAAGTTGCGGTGTTAGGAAATCCATCTGCTCGAAGAATCGCTCCGTATCTTCGTTATGGCCGAAGTCGTTGTAGCTCGGCGTGTATTCATAGTGGTTTGAAAACGGAATGGACGTATGAATCAGGTCAATGCTGTTGTCGGGCATGCTGGCCGTCTCAAGCACACAATCGTTATTAACGGCTGTATAGTGTTCGGTCTCAATTTTCACACGCTCAACTCCTATCGTTCTGGCCAGCTTATCGATAACCGATGTTCCAGATAAGCCGTACTTCTTAATGATCTCGATCATCTTGCCGACCAGATAATCATGCTGCCGCCACTTCTCCAAGAGCGTCTTCAGGATCTCAGACTCGCTGGCCATGTAGATGAAATGAATATGACACTTCTTCTGCTGGCCAAAGCGGTGAATCCGGTGAACCGCCTGAATCATGTCGTTAAAGCTGTAGTCGATGCCGGCGAATATCTCGATGTGACTCTGCTGCAGATTCGCCCCGGATCCAAGTATCTCTGCTTTGCTCAGGAGGACCGTGTAATGCCGGGCCTTCCAGTCCAGAATGCGTTGCTCTTTTTCGTCGTGGTCCAGGCTGCCGTACACCGATGCTACGGAAATTCCTTCGGCAGCCAACGCTGCTTCAATGGCGTCTTGCTCATCGTTGAGATGGCACCATACGACAATCTGCTCCGGAAGCCCTTGTTTGACCAACTGGACAACCTCCGCAACACGTTGACCGATGCTCTCGCGCTTCTCACGAGCTGCGTCTTTCAAGCCCATTGCAGCATCTCGAAGCAGGAGAAGTTGTCCATCTCTCTCCGCGCCAGCTTGGGAATGATCCACCTCGAGCTCGTGATACTGCAGGTCCAACGGGGGTAAGTCATAACCATCGTCTGAGTATCCCAAGTCAGAAGGCTTCGTGATGAACAATGCCCACGTCGATACCCAAAGCCAGAATTCTTCCTCTTTATGCGGGTAGATCGTAAGGTTGTTCGCCTTGGTCGAATCCCGCTGAAAGAACCGCGTTAGCGCCTGCCCGGTGTCCATCACCTCGAGGAATCCAGCATAATGGATCAGTTCCTTATACTTGTTCGGCGAAGGAGTCGCCGTACAAACGAGTTTGTATGGTACGCCGTTGAATTTATCCAGAAACGTTTGATAGGTCTTACTTCCGTAGCTCCGGAGCACAGATGCTTCGTCCAGCACCGTCGCCATGAAGTACGTTGGATCAATGTCGCCGTCGCGTATCCGCTCGTAGTTGGTCAGGAGAATGCTACCGCTCGCAGCTAATACTTCTGTCATGTTCCGCACGTACTCCGGTTTCGAAAGTCCGAGCAGATTTACAGCGTCGTTCTCGAATTCAAGCTTCACCCCGAGCGGCAGCACGATCAGCGCCTTGCCGCCTCTATGCTTTGTAACCAGCCGGCAGAATTCGAGTTCCTGTATCGTCTTGCCGAGGCCGAATGCTTCGAACAGTGCGCGACGACCGCCTCTCAAACCCCACACTACGCCGTCACGTTGATGAGGCTTTAGAATCGGATGTACTTCATCAGGCGATATTTCAAAGCCCGTTTCCGGGGCGATGTAGATCTTAGATTTTAGAAATTCGATGTATTTCAACAAAAATCACTCCCCGGCTAATACCTATTTCCAATTGATCCGTCAGCAAAATTTACTTTCATTTTAAGTTTCAAGGCGTGGATTGTTTCCGTCATGGAATCAAATTCATTACGGTACTTTTGCATACGACCGTATGCTTCAGCCTCAACCTTCCGGATCTCGAACGTTGCCAACTCAGCCATTTCTTTCTTTGGCCGTGGCGATTCGATGTATGCTTTGGCATAGTCCATATCACGCTTTACATGGATTAATTTGTACTGCCGATCGCATTCAGCCGATACATCGCCGACCAACACAAGGCACTTTGAAAGTATTTCTATTTTTTTGAGCAACGCTGCAGGGTTATCTTCCGAGAGTTCGTAGGCCATCTCTTTGTAACCATCAATCTCGGAAATGTACCCGTTAAGGGTAATTTTATTCAACAGCTCCCAACTCCTCAATGAACCGGCTTGGTTCACATTCTTCAGTTTTACCCCAACTGGTCGCTGTCCTGGTGGTGGAAATGACAAGGTTGTTCTTAGCCCGCGTTACCGCAACATAAGCTAAACGCCGCTCCTCTTCCATATCCCGTGTATTCTTACTTGGAAAGGTCCCCTCGTTCATTCCGATCAAGAAGACAGTTGGGAATTCCAACCCCTTGCTGCCGTGAATCGTCATAAGTTTTACGGCATCGCGTTCATCTAAGAGCTTTTCTTGAATATCGCGAATACAAAGCCATTTAAGGAAGGTCGGTGTGTCTGTTTCTTCTCCGAGTTTCTCCTGTCGTTCTATCCAATAGGTGATGTACCGATCAAGGTCATCTAGATCATCGATCCTGTTATACAATTTTCGTTCCGTATACCAATTTCGAAGTTTCAGACGATCAATGAGTCTCCACAACGAACCAAGGATAGTTTCCTGTTGAAGCACATCATCCGCAATTTCTTTAAAGTAATGATGCTGGTATCCGAAATGCTCATGCCCCGCTAATGCTTCCCTTAATGAAAGTGAACGTTCCGTTGCAATTTGTTCAAGTTGCTTAATCTGCATATCGGTCAACTGATGATCAGGGAAGTTCATAGACCGTTTGAAGTTCTTTTCATCTCGCGGGTTATAAATGCTAGTCAGATGAGAAATCAGAAATCGAACATCGTGCTTTTTCAAAGGATCATCGGAACCACTCAGCACTGTACACGGGATTCCTTTCGCTCGAAGCTTGTAATACACGAATTCGATTTGCGCATTCGTCCGTGCTAGAACCGCATAATCGGAGAACTTATCGCCTAGTGCTTTTTGATCGATTAACCCGGCAATCGTCTCAGCTTCGATATCTTGATCTGAAAGAACAAATAAATCGAATGGCGTTCCATACTTATGAGCAACGAGCGTCTTTTCAGTCTGGTTAACATTGTTCTTAATGAGACTGTTCGCCGCGTCGATGATCTGAATTGTTGAGCGGTAGTTTTGCTCTAGCTTGATTACTTCAGTCCCGTCGAATTCATTCGGGAATTCCAAAATATTCTCAACACGAGCTCCACGCCAGCCATATATGGCCTGAAAGTCATCGCCGATAACAAAGATGTTTTCAGGGTTCAGCAGCTTGATGAACTGAAGTTGTTCCTTGTCCGTGTCCTGAAATTCGTCCACGAAGACATACTTCCATTGCCGCCGATAATAGTCAGCCACATCCGGATGATGAATAAACAGTTCGTTGACTTTTCGAATCAGGTTGTCAAGGTCAACGGCATTGTATCTCTTTAACTGCCATCCATATTCCCGTAAAACAGAAGCTTCAGGCTCCCTAGGTTTAGTCCGGCTCATCTGAGCGATAACCTTGTTAACTGACGTCTGCCCAGCCATTCCTAGCATGTTGAGAATTGCCTTAATGATCTCTTCCCGATCTTCTTGGTCATAGATCGTAAAACGCTTGTCCAATCCAATCCTCTGCCCCCACTCTTTCAGGATGCGAACAGCCAGGGCGTGAAATGTTGAGCAGGTCAATTTCCTAGCTTCTTTATCCCCGATCAGCGGACCAAGACGATCTTTCATTTCCTTTGCCGCTGCGCGAGTGAAGGTGATTGCGATCATGCTAGTGGTACCGACTCGGCAATTAAGATTCAAATGCGCCAGCCTATGGGTTAGGGTTCGGGTCTTTCCCGTCCCCGCCCCGGCCAACATTAGGATTCGCTTGGATTCAGACAAAACGGCAGTGGTTTGCTCGTCATTCAAACCAGATGTAAGATCAGGCAATGCTTGTCTCCTCCTTCGGAGACAAATCCCATACTTCCCACCCTTCGACTTGTACAGAATTAACCACGCCGGCAATAAGGATGTTATCCAGCTTGTGTGCCAACCCGTTCAGCCCATTTAAAAGTCCAGTAAAATTCCCTTTGTCCAGGTTTTCAATGTTATCTAGCGCCAAGACTTTGAGTGGTGGATTTGATCGTTCTAGCAACGTAACAAGGAAGGCTGACAGGAACATTATCTGTTCTCCTGTAGATAGAACATCGAAGTTGGTTTCATTGCCGTTCTTGATCCAACCGAATTGGAACACTTCTTTGCCCGTTTCCGACTGAGTAGAGAAGAAACATGGGTTCTGAATTCCCATCAATCGAAGGTTTTCATTGATTGACTCTTCGACGGGTCCAAGAATGCCCTTTACTAATTCACCTTGAATACCTTTTGCGCCGAGCGCCGCTGACAGGTTTTTAGATGCCGTATGATAATACTGAGCCTTGCTAGCAGATATCATGGCTGTCTGTGCGTTCGAAAGAGTGGTTTTTGCTTTCTCTTTCTCTTCAAATACCAGATCAAGATCCTTGATTCGGATTTCCAATGCAGCATGTTGCGGTTCCAAAATTTCGAGTGGAGCGAATGCTGGTGGATTCTCACCTGACAATCTGGTTAGTTCTTCGTGTAGAGCGTTTATTTTGCTGTGTGCTTCATGTTGTGATTTCAAATCCGCTTGTTCTGCTTGTCGAATGTAATCAATACTCGCGCGAATTCGTTCATTCTCTTTCGCTTCATCTACAAAGGCTTGATGTAAAGCACGTTTTGAAGCTTCAAGCGCCCCTGCGTCTTCATTGGCTTTATGGATTTCACTCTGCAGTTGTTGGATCAATTTATTTAACTCATCAATCTGCGCCTGCAATGACGGACCTTTCTCGCCAACAAAGCCAGTGAATTTTGAGAAGTCCTTATCACAAGAGATTTGATGATGAAGTACACATACACCAGCGCCTTTGTCTTGGATGTTTTTCAGAACAGAATTCATGGTGTTCAATTCTAAATCCAATTTCACCAGTCGTGTTCTTGCTTCGTTCAGTTCTGTTGTCTTAGTTGCTTCTAGTCGGCGAGCCGCGTCGATTTGTATTTGAAAGTTCTCAGACTCAGCGCCGATGTCGGTTTGCTTAATTTTCACCTGAAGAGCTGCTATTTCGGACTCATAATCACGGAATTGTTCCGTGTTAATCAATGCCTGCAACCTTTCAATCTCACTTCGCAGAAAGACGATGCGCTGTTGCTTTTCATCCCACTGACGCTTAATTTCTCGTCCAGCCATTATCTGACCGTGAACGTCTGTGTACTGATCTCGAAGTCTTTGCAATTCATTTTTCGTTGAGACGATATCCCGATCAGTCTCTTCAAGTTGGTTTTTCATCTCTGCTAATTCTCGAACTGCTCCGACTGCGTCGGTTTGCTTTTTGTTCCAGTGTTTTTGCTGACCTTCAACCCATGAAAGCATTGACTGAAGTCCTGCCGTGAGGTCGTAATCATCCGGCCATTCAGCAAGTGCATCAATGATTAATTCGTTTGTTGCTTCATATAAATCGTAATTTGTTGATTTCAGACCAATTGTGAGGATGTTCTTCTCTAAATGCGCCGCGACTCTCGCTTTATCCCAAGTGTCGTTCGTGATCGGAGAAAGCCCATAAATAAACTCGCGCCGCTTAGCATCAGATAGATTGAGGAATTCTTGAAAATCGAACACTACAGGGAAGTTCCCGATTTCGGACGTCACCCTTGCATTCATTTGAGTAGGATTCTTTTCACCTTTATTTGGTGAGACGGATAAGGATTCACCATACTTAATTTCCTTACTTCCATCGCCTTTTAGTTTTTCTGATCGAGCGATTGTTCGATCAAATGAGAAGTTTTCCAATTGGAGTCCAGCTGTCATTTCGGTGCCGGAGCTTAATTTGAAAGTTTCTTGATTCGTCTTTCCTTTGCCTGGAATGTAGCCTAACATGGCCAATTGCAGAGCCTGCAGCCGCGTTGATTTGCCTGCACCATTCCTGCCTATAAAGATATCCTTTCCAGTAAGCTCCTGTGCGAACGTATTGCCTTTTATATTTTTAGTTCGGATTGTTTTGATCATTAGAAACGTGGTCCCCCTTCATAAGTTAAGAAATCAAACTTAGTTTCATCTTCCTTCTGTGAGTCTATGAACGTTTTAACAACTTCCACGCCATCAACGGTCCCGGTTTCACGCAATTCGAGAGATATACCGCGCAAATCATTCTCTGACAGGTCAATTAGATAATTGGCGACAAGCACATTGGCAATGCCAATTCCAGCTTGAACCCTGATTTTCGATGGAGGCATACAGGGGTGCTTTTTTAGTGAGGATTTCCATGCCAGTGTCATCGCTTCGCGCTCCCCGTAGTTTTTTCTCCGGATGAAGTTCGTCACGATTGGAATGATATCTGGGCTATCAGTTTTCGCATAAACCCCCATAGAACCGTGAAACGCTTCGAAATATCCGCTTTTACGCTCGTCATCCGTCAACTGTTCGGAAGTGCATAGCCGCCCTGCATCTTTGTTCATGATTATTGCTTGATTTAACTCGGCGACGAATAGCAATCGTATGTCATGCATAACCGTGGCAGCGCTAACATAAGGTTTTCCGTCTGCTCCCTTGCCTACTGTCACGTGATACGCCCAAAATTTCTGTGGAGTCCCCGTCTTTTCGTCGTATTCAATATATGGATTACCAACCTCCCGGCCATCAGGGAGAATCATCGTTTTTGTTTCGATGCTGCGGATTCCTGCAACGATATTTATTGCACGGTACCCTTCAGCACTTATGATCCATTCACCATCTTCTGACTGAAACAAGTGACCTTCTGCTTGTGATAGTCGGACGATCCCAGCAACCTGATCCGCACGTACATATAACTGTCCGTTTGGAACATTAGCCGGAATCCACTCGTGAGGATCTAGTATTTCTACGAGCATTCACAATCTCTCCCATTCGTGATAAAATGGGGATGAACAAGCGAATTGTTTCATCCCGGAAAAACTAGCTCTGCAAAGCTGGTTTTTCTTTATTTTCAAGATCATATTTTTCGGAGAACGCCTCGTAATGTGATCGATGGAACTCTTCCTTGGCATCAGCAAGCTTGTCCGCTAGAATTAGGTATTGCTGCGCCCTATACGGATTTCCGTGGATGGATTCTTGCTTGGATCTTTTAATAGAAGCGTTAATCAAAAGAGAAAGTTCCTGACCATCAAGATGAATAATTGCCTTTGCATCCAACTCACTCAACCCCCTTTTCAGCCTCTACGACTTGTCCCTTGATTACATTCCGAATGTTTTTCGCATAGAAAGATCCGATTGAATCTGCAGTCATCATTGCTTCATAAGTCTCCAGCGGAACACCAAGATACTCATATACCGTATCCTTGCCTTTAAACTGCACATAAAGGCAATTTTTAATGTTGTCGTACCCAACCGCAGCAATATTTGAAGACTGAACAGGTGTTAGTTCCATTAGATGTAATCCTCCGGTCTGAAGTTTTTAGCGAACTCGAGAGCATCATCATAATCAATTCTGCGAATGCAGTTGTAGCAAGGAACGTTATACTTTGCCTTCAACTTACTCCAAATCATCCGACGATATTTTCCAACGGTTCCAGAAAAGGATTTGTCATCTTCTGTGTACCGATCTTTCGTCAATTGAGTAGAACGAATCGCAACTGCGATCTGAAGAAATTTACATTCAGCGTTTGTCAGGGTGACGGAATCACGGACCTCCTGAACCATGATCTGCATTTCCTCAACTTTCTCATGAGCCTGTCCGACCTTTTCTGTGACATCATCACGCATTTGCCTGATTCCCTCGAAGAGCATTCGGATCGCAGTGCCCTGTGATTCCGTTAATTGCAAATGCTGCTCGATTGCAGGAAGATAATCCGAAAATGAAGGTTGATTAGCAAATGACATGTCTTATACCACCTTTCTACCGTTTAAGGTTGGCTTTAATTGATCAATGAAAGATTGCAACATATCCAAACTCTCCATAAGCCGCTTGTTCTCTCCGCTGCTTGCATTGGCTATTGCTCCAAGCATAAAAGCAGAGATACCGACCTTTTGAAGAAACTGCTTGATGTGTATGCTGACTTGAATCGTGTTATTGTCAGCTTCAAATCGAAGCTTCTTCATTTGTACCTCGGCCATCTGTTCATCGAAGTCCTCAGGTTGATTTAGCTTCATAGCTTCCAGTTCTTCCTTGACTCGTTGATAACCGGATTTAAGTTGTTCGCGCTTAACTCTCTCTTGTTCAAGTTCTTCGTTCAAACGTTCTTTCCAGGCTTTCTCCTGCTGTTTAAGCCTTTTTTCTGCCTCCTCTTCCTTTTGCCGAACAAATGCAGCGTTCTCTTCGTCTCGACGTTCAAGAGCGGCGTTAATAGCGTCGTCGATCTGATCTGCTGGAATGACATTCTTATATTGCTTCAAGAACTTTTGGCGTTCTTCTTCTAGAAACTCCGCCCGCTCCTCCGCTTCCTGCCTCGCCAGCTTCTCTTCATCCAACTTGGATTTTGTCTCGATAAATGCTCGATGTGTAGAAATTACCCCGTCATCAAGCTGCTGAATGATTTCCGGTGTGGCATTGTCGATAATAAACTTGGCTTTGTCATACTGCTTGCCACTTCCGAATCCAACTTGCTCGGCAACAATGTCACGTACTTGGCCTGATTCATGGTCAGGTAAATTTTCCTTGCCTTGCCCCATGCGTTCCTTCGCCTTTAACTTTTCAACCTGCTCAAGCCGCCGCGCCCACTCAACTCGTTCAGAAAAAGTGAATTCTTTGCGATGTTCATTCTCGGAGATCTCTAGCCTTAATTGGTGTTCGTAATCAGTGATCTCCATTACACGAACTGGCACTTGCTTGAAATTGAGGAATTGATGAGCTCTTAGCCTACGTTCCCCAGCAATCAACTGATAGTCCGGATTTATGACGATCGGATTAATAAGGCCATTCTGTTTAATGTCAGCCGCTAGGTCTTCGATATCCCCAAAGTCCTTGCGTATTCGATCTGTTACTTTGATCTGGTTAATATCAACAAGCAAAAGATACAACTCCTTTCAAGGGTTTTTACTCCTTCTGTCGAATATTGGTAGTTGTCGAGACTAACCAAATCTATCCAAGGAAGGAGGTGAAAATCTTGTACACTGTTCAACAACTTCAAGCAATGGATTACTTGCTCAAAAAAATTACAAGCCGTGAATCATCGCCACTTTTCAAGAAGAACATAAAACTCGTTGTCGAAATCAACGGGTCTTTTTGGTCCGGTGACTTTATCCAAATGACCAAGGGAACTGCAAGCAGGCTGTTTATCGACGATTACAACGACCTTGAAGATGTCCGATTCTTTCCGGACGGAAGCAATGCAGCTTCGCCGCTCAAAGAGATATGGGATGCATTTATTGCCGCTTCTCCAGGCGGTGATTATTGGTACAACCCACTTATGAAAATCAGCGACTTGCCATTGTTGTTCGAAACTCTCACGAGAGTTCTTGACCGTGCAACAATTCCCGTCGATGCGTCGCCATTCTTCCCGTACTTGCTTAATGCAAAATCCTTGGATGGAAAGATGCGTTTGCCATTCATCAATCTTGCAAACGAGCCGGTAAAGCTGGTGTCTATTATTGAGGCTCCTGAGTGATCCTTTTGAATCGCATGATCTCATGAAGCACACATGCTTCTCTTTGAGCTTCCGACAAACCTGATTTTTCAAGAATTGTAGAGATTCGTTTTTTCAAATGAAAAAGCGGGTCTCTTTTTTCTGCGCGTTTCGGGATTTCCTCGCTAGCTTCATACATCCATGCCTCAAATCTGGCCAGACTCATTTCATCGATTTGATCCGAAGTTGGTAAAAAAGGTTGAAGTTCGATTTCTTTGTTCATCTCTTCTGTTTATCTCCTTTCTTACTAGGCATATTTTTCATTCAACCGAGCCATAATGCGGTGTAGATCAATCCATGCTGCTTCGCTTAATCCAGGGTTGTTCGAAAGATAATCTGTGATTTCCCCTTCAAGCTGTTCGATCTCATTATTAATTTGAGCAATATTATCTTTTTTGTTAGAAAAGTTACCCTGCATGCTTAGTCCCCTCTCTTATGATGGCTTCAATTACATAGCCAGGCAGCACTTCCATGTACTTCGCTACAGTTAAACCCTCGAAAGTAACACCGGACACCGGTCCGAGCACATCTGCGAGAACTCTATTAATTTCGTCAGATGCAGGCTTCTGATTGCCAGTGCAGAGCTTACAAAGGTACGATCTTGAAATGCGGACACCTTTCTTACTACATTTTTCGATAACTTTTGAATAAGTCCAGCCACTTGAAGCTACCGCATTACTCAAAACGTTTGCATAATTCAATCGAATCACCTCGAATCGTTAAGTGGTTTATAAACTTTTTGTTAAATAAACACTACAACTTTTGACGAATCATGTCAACCTCTTCATGTAACTTTGTGTTGACTAATCACTGAAACACTGTTATATTTACAATTGACAAGGAGGAAGAAAAAAATGGATTACTTTAGTTATCTAAAGAAGTGTTTTGATGACTCGGATCTGACCCTTACTGAAATAGCAGAAAAGCTAAAGGATTACGGATTCAACATCACAAAGAGTTATCTAAGCCAATTGCAGAACGCCAAAACTCCGAATCCGGCAACTCCAGAATTAAACAGAGCGATGGCAGCTGTAACAGGAGGTGATGCCGAGAAACTTTTAATGCTTGCTGTTATTGAAAAGGCTCCAGTAGAAATTAAAGAAAAATTTAAGCGGCTCAACGTATTGAAGCAAATAAGGTCTGACGTAGAAAAGTCAGACAGAGTACAGGAAGCTCAAGAGGGATATATTGCAAATGACCGGATGTTACAGATACCACTCCTCGGTAGAATTTCAGCCGGCACACCTATTGATCGCATTGAAAACATCGAAGACATCGAATATATTGATCGTGCATATTTGAAAGGTCATAGAGGGTTTGCTTTACGAGTGAAAGGGAACAGCATGATTGGAGATCACATAGCAGATGGCGACATCGTGATATGCTCAGTACAAAAAGAGGTATCTCCATTTGATATAGCTGTTGTGGCAGTCGATGGCGAAACTGCTACTTTGAAAAGAGTCAAATGCCAAGATGATATGTGCATGCTTATTCCTTCCAATCCTCAAATGCAACCACAATTGATTCAGTCAAAGAAAATTGAAATTATCGGCAAGGTCGTTGAAGTAAGGCGCCGGTTTTTATAAGGAGAGTGATCTTTTTTGCGTACGGGGATATACATTCGGGTGTCAACAGAAGAACAAGCGCGTGAAGGGTATTCGATCGAAGCGCAAAAGCGAAAATTATTGGCATATATCGAATCTCAGGATTGGACGCTTGCTGACATATATGTCGATGATGGTTTTTCTGCAAAAGACCTAAAAAGGCCAGCGATGCAACGGTTATTAAAAGATGTGAATAATGAATTATTAGATATTGTGCTCGTTTATAAATTGGACAGGCTTACTCGATCTGCCGCGGATTGTGATAACTTGCTAAAGACATTTGATACTAATAAGGTGATGTTCCAATCTGCCACTGAGTCTTTCGAGACACGAACAGCAACAGGCAGGCTATTCGTACGGCTAATTGCCGACTTGGCTCAATGGGAACGCGAAACAATTGCAGAACGAGTAAAACTTGGCATGGATCAAAAGGTAAGAGAAGGGAAAAAACCAGGAGGAAAATATCCATATGGATATGACAAAGTGGGCCAGCAAGTACAGGAAGAAGTCGAGATCTTAAAAAGAATAAGACAAATGTATATAGATCTTGAGATGAGTTTTAAAAAAATTGCAGTACAGTTAACCATAGAAGGCGTAATGCGAAGAAAATACGAATGGACGCAATCTACTGTAGGGCTCACATTGGAGAACCCTTTTTATGCCGGGATAATTAGATACGGCACAAAACTGCCAAATGGAAAGTATGTACAGAGAAAAAAAGATGAACGTGTCGAGTGTATTGAATCTATCGGTGAGCACGAACCTGTGTGGACCAGACAAGAATACGAACAACACATTCGTCTAATGAGATCACGCAGCACCGACAGTTATTCAAGGAAAATGGAGTATTGGTTTACGGGATTGTTAAAGTGTGGAAAATGTGGTTCACATATGTTTGGGAGACTTACTACCAGTCGAAGCCTCAAAAACGGAGAAATAGTTCGGCACCCATATTATTGGTGCTCGCGTCGCAAGGAAAACAACACCTGTTCAATGCCGATGTTTAGACAGTCTCATATAGAACATCTAATTATTAACCATATTAAATCACTAGTTTTGGATAAGGAATTGCTTAAATCAGAAAAACAAGAAAACCAATTAATTAAAAAGAAAGACCAACAAATGAACCAATTAAAGCGCGAATTAGAAAAAATACAAACCAGGATAAAGAAGTGGCAATACATGTTCGTTGAAGGCTTGATATCACCAGAAGAGTTGAGGAAGAATATTAACCAAGAAAAAACTAAAGAAAACCAGGCACAGTCAGAGTTGATCGAATTAGACAATGAAAACCAAGCCCCTGTGAAGCAGAAGAGAGCTCTTGAGATGATGGAATTATGGGCTGCGGCAAACGATAAAGAGAAAAAAGAAATACTAAACTCAATATTCAAAAAAATAACAGTCTGCACAGATTTAGAAAACGTAAAGGGAGTTAGAAATAAGTTTTTCGATGCATCAGTAGTACCCGAATATAATTAA